ACTTTGATGGATGGACTGGTTCTTCTCAAATAGCCAAAAGCGTATCTATTGGTTCATCAATGTATGCCGCGGCAACTTTTAATGTTGGGTTTACGAGTGCCATTGGTGGAAAGTTTAGTATAACATTAGATAGAACAGAAACTAGATCCTTAAAAGAAGGAAGATATGTTTATGATATTTTGGTAAGTTCTGGAAGCACAACATATCGAATAGTTGAAGGAAATGTATTGGTAAAAGCAGGAATTTCATCTTCTCCATAAATACTTAAAAAAGTAGAAATAAATGGCTCAACCATCTACCAGACAAGAGTTAATAGACTATTGTAAAAGAAAACTAGGTGCTCCTGTTCTGGAGATTAATGTAGCAGATGAGCAAATAGAAGATTTGGTGGACGATGCTGTTCAGTTTTTTCAAGAAAGACATTTTGATGGGGTATATCCAACTTTCTTTAAATATAAGTTAACGCAAAATGATATTGATAGAGGAAGAGCAAGAGGAGGAAGTGGTCCTATAGTTGGTATAACAACAACTAGTGTTTCTACATCTATTGCTGGAATTTCTACTACTTTCAATTATGAGGAAAATGGCAATTACTTGCAGATGCCACCTTCAGTAATTGGTGTAAATAAAATTTTCCTTTTTGATGGTGCAAATACAATTACCCATAATATGTTCAGTGTCAAGTATCAGTTATTTTTAAATGATGTTTATTACTGGGGAAGTACTGAACTACTATCATATGCTATGGTAAAGACATACTTAGAAGATTTGGATTTTCTTCTCAATACTCAGAAGCAAATAAGATTTAATAAAAGACAAGATAGGTTATATTTGGATATTGATTGGTCATCAGTAACTGATGGTCAATATATTATAATTGATTGCTATTCAACACTAGACCCAAATGATTACAGTAAAGTTTGGAATGACTCTTTTATAAAACCATATCTAACCTCATTAATTAAAAGACAATGGGGACAAAATATGATGAAATTTACTGGCGTAAAACTTCCAGGTGGGGTTGAGTTAAATGGAAGACAAATGTATGATGATGCCCAAAGAGAAATTGACATATTGATGGAAAAAATGTCAAATACATATGAACTTCCACCTTTAGATATGATAGGATGATATCATGCTTAATCCATTTTTTCAACAAGGTTCTTCTGCAGAACAGAGTTTAATACAGGATTTGATTAATGAACAACTTAGAATGTATGGAGTTGAAATATATTATATACCTAGAAAGTATCTATCTAAAAAAACTGTAATAAAAGAAGTAATACAATCAAAATTTGATACCGCATACCCAATAGAAGCATATATCGATACCTATGAAGGATATGGTGGAAATGGTACATTATTGTCTAAGTTTGGAATTCAAGAACTAGACGATTTAACACTGATAATATCAAAAGAAAGATTTGAAACTTATATTTCACCTCTAATTAAAAATTTACCAAATGTCGAATTAACAACTAGACCAAAAGAAGGAGATTTGATATATTTTCCTCTTGGTGATAGATTATTTGAAATAAAATATGTGGAGCACGAAAAACCTTTTTATCAACTTCAAAAAAATTATGTTTATGAATTGAGATGTGAATTATTCAGATATGAAGATGAAGACATTGACACCGGAGTTGATGATATTGATGATAATATCGTAGCAGAAGGTTATATTCAAACTTTAACTCTTGTTGGTGCTGGAGTAACTGCAGAAGCAATCACTTCCATTGTTAATGGTGGCATAAGATACATTACTGTTACTAATAGGGGAAGTGGATATACATCTACCCCAAGAGTTGCAATATCCTCTGCACCACCTGGCGGTATTACTGCTACAGGTATTGCAACAATGATTACTGGACTAGTTGATTGTGTTGGAATAAAATCAGCAAGAGTTCAAGGTGTAGAATTGGTAAATCCAGGTTCTGGGTATACCACTGCACCAAATATAGTTTTTATTGGTGGAGGTGGATCTGGAGCGGCAGCAACAACTGTCATAGGTGATGGAGTAGTTGGTATAATAACTATAACAAATGGCGGATCTGGTTATATATCTTCTCCAAATATTATCTTTAGTTCACCTGGAATAGGAACAACTGCTACAGGATATGCAGTTGTAGGAGCATCTGGTTCAATAACTCAAATAAGAATTTTAGATGCTGGTATAGGATATACCAGCATACCTACAATAACTGTAGAATCCCCATATACTTTCGGTTCAGGAACTTTTAAATTCAACGAAACTGTTGTGGGTTCAATAAGTGGTTCTACTGCTAAAGTAAAATCTTGGAATAGTATTACAAATGAATTAAAGATATCGATAATTTCTGGAACTTTTACTTCCGAAGAGTTGGTAATTGGGCAAGAAAGTGGTGCCTCATACAAACTAAGAGTATTGAATACAGATAATACAGTTGATCCATATGCAGATAATGATACTATAGAAGAGATTGCTGATACTATAATTGACTTCAGTGAAACAAATCCATTTGGAATGCCATAAATATAATTTATTATACCAATTTATAATATTATAAAAGGATATTAAAATGTTTGAATACTTTTACCACGAAATATTAAGGAGGACCGTCGTTTCATTCGGTTCTTTATTTAACAATATCACTATTAAGCATAGTGATAATAATGGCAACGTTTCTAGCGTGGTAAAAGTTCCACTTGCATATGGACCCACTCAAAAGTTTCTTGCTAGATTGGAGCAATCTCCTAATCTGAATAAACCAATTCAAATGACTCTACCCAGAATGTCATTTGAGTTAGTTGGATTGTCCTATGACCCAGCTAGAAAATCAACTACTACTCAAACATTTTTAACATCATCATCTGCAGATAAAAAGCAAGAAAAGAAAGCATATCTACCAGTACCTTATAATTTGGATTTTGAGTTGAGTATTATTACAAAATTAAATGACGATATGCTTCAAATAGTTGAGCAAATCATACCATATTTTCAACCAGCGTATACAATCACAGTAGATTTAATCAATGAAATTGGAGAAAAGAGAGATATTCCCGTTGTTCTAAACAACATTACAATGACCGATGATTATGAAGGCGATTTTTCTACCAGAAGAGCATTGATTTATACTTTAAGATTTACGGCAAAAACTTATCTGTTCGGTCCAATTTCTTCCGTTTCTTCTGATGTTATCAAAAAAGTCTCTATTGGGTTTGTTGCTGGAGATAAGACTAATACCCCAACAAGAGAAGTTGTTTATAGTGTAGAAAGGAGAGCAACAAAAAATTACACCGGTACAGTTACGACCACACTATCTAAAAACATTTCTGATAGTGATAGATTTATAGAAGTAGTAGATGCTACTGACATCCCAGAAAATACTTATATCTATATTGACGAAGAAGAAATTTTTGTAGATTCTAAATCTGGTAATGTTCTAACTGTTGTTAGAGGTTCTGACCAAACAGTTGCTTCTGACCACGTTTCGGGAAGTGCTATTAAGAAAATAACTTCGGATGACAATCAACTCATAGAAGTTGGTGATGATTTTGGTTTTAGTGGATCGTTGGTATGAGAATGACCAAAAATAAAAAATTCGAAGACTTAAATAATACTTTCAATGTTTCGGGAGAAATTGTAGAAACAGAAAAAGTTGTAGAGAGTAAAATAGAAGAAATTGCAAGTGTTTCTAATGATATAAAAAAAGACTATGAATATACTAGAGGAAACTTATACTCGTTAATCGAAAAGGGACAAGAAGCGATTAATGGTATACTTGAATTGGCACAAGAAAGTGAAATGCCAAGAGCATATGAAGTTGCTGGACAATTAATTAAAAATGTTGCGGACGCAACAGATAAATTAATGGAGTTGCAGAAGAAATTGAAAGAAGTTGAAGAAGAAAAAACTTCAAAAGGTCCTACTACAGTAAATAATGCCCTCTTCGTTGGTTCAACTGCAGATCTTGCAAAATTAATTAAAAATCATGATTTAAATGCATTGAAGGAGGACTAATATCAAATTAAAATAAATACATTTATCGGTTGATATGGAGAAATAATAGGTGCCATTAAGAAAACCCTCAGATTATTTTAATAATAAGGTTTCCAAAAATTCTCTTGATTTGGTTAAAGAGGAGTTATCTTTTGCTGAACCAGAAAAAATAGAAAGAGTTTCGGAAGCTTTTGATGTCTTCAAATCTAATTTGAATCATATCGAATCTTTAAGTGATTTCACTTCAACTTTTGATACCTTCAAATCAAACTTTGAAAAAATTGAAAATCTTTCAACTAATATTGAGCAGATAAGAGAAAGTATTCAAGATTTAATTCGTAAAGAAGATCTTGATAATGCAATGATGGCCCATTTATTTTTTGTTGAGGAGTCAATAAGAAATATACAAAATAGCGTCAAAACCCTAAATTCAAAAACATTAATTAATATAAAGGAAGAATTTAGTGATTTATCAGGTTTAGTTGATAAATTTATCAACGCGGAAATTCCTTCCTACAAAAAAGCAGTACTAGATTCCGAACAAAGAGTTGATGAAAGATTCTTAACTTATAAAGAATCTTTAGAGTCTAGAATCTTAAACTTTGATTCAGAAATAACAGATAGATTAGAAAATATTTTTGATAAAGTTAAGGGCATTAATAATGCAGATTTGCAGGACATGCGAGAGAATGTCCTTTCTATTGATGAAAAAGTTAATAGTATTTTAGAAGAAGATTTACCTAATTATAAAAAGTTCTTTGCAGATACCGAAATAAAAGTAGAGCAAAGGATATTGGATAGTGAAAATATTTCTAATGGAAAAATTGAAAATTTAAGAGAAGACTACAAAACTAAGATTGATTCACTTAAAGAAGATTTTTCCAATTTATTGGAATCGGAATTACCAAAGTATAAAAATATTTTAACAGAAACAAAAATAAAAACAGAAGTTGAAATTGAGAATATTGGAAAGGATGTTGAGAATAAAATTTTAAGTATCAAAGAAGTTGTTGATGAAATTGAAAGAAAATTTGAGAGTAAAAATCTTTTAATTGATGAAGTATTATCATCCAAAACATCAGAGATTGAAGAACTGGTAAAGTCTTCTAAAGAAGAGTTTGGTTCAATATCAAAAACTTATGAAAATCTTTATAAAGATTTTAAAAATAGGGAAATTTATGAGAATAAAAAATTAGACAATTATTCTGATAAGTTAGATGGGTTTGAAAATAAACTGAATGTTTTAGAAGAGTCAATTACCAATGAAGTTTGTGAACTTCAGGGAAATTTGGATATAAGCACTTCAAAATATTATGATGTCCTTAAAAAAGAAGTTGGATATTTTGAAGAGAATATTTCAGACAAGATAAAAAATTTAGAAGTCAATATTGTTGTCAATGAGAAGCACATTAGCAGCATAAAAGAATCTGTACATAAAGTACTAGATAATTTAAAGTTAGACCTAATAGAAGAAAAAAATAGAGAATTAACAGAGAAAATTTCTCATGTAGAAAAAATCTTAAAAGAGTTTAACGAAAAAACAATATTAAATGAGGAACAGACATTTACCATTGCCGGGACTCCTAGTGAAAAAACTACAGACCCACTCACTCCACTAGACAAAAATTATGTAACGATTACAGATTTACAAGACCATTATAGAATATTCATTAATAGAATACAGCAGCAACTAGCAACTATTGGTGGTGGTGGTGCTGGATTTATGAAAGATCTGGCAGATGTTTCATTTGATGAAAGCACTGGCGAAAATAAACTACTGATATTTAATGGCACAAATTGGGTTGGAATCGCCAGCACATCTGTAGGAAAATCTTCTTTAGTAGATCTGACAGATGTTGATTCTTCAAATTTGGGTGATGGAAGATTTTTAAGATATAATGCATCTACTAGCGAATTTACCTTTTCCCCAGTATCAGCATCTAATTTAGAATTAATAGCGGGCGATATTCAGTCTGGAGTTTTAACTACTTCTAGTATAGGTCCAGCAGTAATTATGTCTATAAGTGCATCGACTTACAGATCAGTCAATTATCAAATTCAAGTTTCCGAAGGAACAAATTATAATATGACGACAATTAATGTGTTGCATGATGGCACAAATACATACATGACAGAGTATGGAACTATCAATCAACCGATAGGTATTGCAACATTTTCTTCTGATATTAATGGTGGATCATTAAGATTAATTGGTTATCCTTCTTTTGCAAGTGACACAACTTTTAAAGTAGTTTTTACTGCAATAGAGATATGAAATCCTTTAAACAATTTCAAGAAGACTGGAGTAATAAATATAAAAAGAGTATTGACTGCTCAAATCCTAAAGGATTTTCTCAACGTGCTCACTGTGCGGCTAGAAGAAAAAGAGCAAAGGGCGAAGAAACTAAATCAAAACCAGTTGAATGAAATATCAAAAGTTTTCACACAAAACTCCACATTTAAAAGGAAAACAACATCAGTTGGATCCCAATCTCGACTTAAAGCAATTAGTTCACCACTCAACAGTTCAGTATGTTGATCGTGATGCGGACGGTGATGTTGATGTTTATGATAATCCCAAAAAGAAAACTCCGGATGAAAATCCAATAGATATTAATGTTGATGCTCTGTCAAGGAAATTGATCGCAAAACAAAAAGGGGAACTTAAGCATACAAAAAGGGGAATCGCTTATGAAGGAAATCTTCATAAATGGTTTAAATCCTCCAGTTCAAAAGATGGAAAACCAGGTTGGGTAAATGTTGTAACTGGCGGAACTTGTGCAAGCGATGAACCTGGAGAAGGAACTCCAAAGTGTGTTTCTTCGGCAAAGAGAGCAAGTATGACTCCGGCAGAAAGAAAATCTGTTGCAAGAAGAAAAAAAGCAGCAGATCCTGAACAACAACAAAAAACTGGTGCTGCAAAACCAACTTATGTTTCAACAGATAAACCAGAAAGCAAAATGAAAGAAGAAGTAAATTTACAAGAAGTAAAAGATAAACCAAGCAAAGGTAGCGGCAAAAAAGATGCTTGCTATCATAAAGTAAAATCTAGATATGATGTGTGGCCAAGTGCCTATGCTTCAGGAGCATTAGTTAAGTGTAGAAAAGTTGGTGCTGATAATTGGGGGACTAAAACAGAGGAAATGCATATGCACGATGAAGAAAGATATTGTCCACTATGCAAAAAGAGAGAAACTAAATCTGAGTGTGCT